GCAAGAGCAATATGCATGTCATCGAACAATTCGTGGATCTTAGAGTTGGCAGTTACATTCTGTGCACACCCACCACTGTAGACAAGTTTAGAACCATACTTACGTGCTTCAGTCATCACCTTGAGTACTTCGTCCTCAAAGAACTTCTGTATAGTTGCACTGGCATCTTCTTCTGATATGCCCTTCACTCGCTTTAGAACTTTATGTTCATATTGAACATACTTTGCAGACAAGGCACTCTCTGCAACACAATTCCCCTCAAAGTCTACTATCTGCCTTACATTACAACCATCCTCACTTTCAAACCAATAGTACATATTGTAAAGGATATCATAGAGAGTCTTATCTACCTTACCGTATGAGGCCAGTCCCATGACGATATATTCGTCCCTCAACATTTTGAATCCAAGGGCAGATGTTACTGTCCCGTAGATAGATCCCAAGGACTGGGGCCACAGTATTTGTTTGATTGTCTTGAAGTTGTGGTCTTTGATGACCAGAGACTCAAGTTCACCAGAACCATCTACCGACACCATGACGGTGTCTTCTTTTGATTCCCACGGACGAGTCAGAAATGCGAGAGCACAATGACTCTCGTGATGTTCGTTGAAGGTGTCAAAGGTAAGAGAGTTCCGCATGGGGTATGCGGTATCAATCCAACCTCGTTTTGCCTTTCTAGCAACATCTGGATTATTTTGGAAGGTACGCATACCACCCATCTTCTCCCTACGAAGATCTGCGTCTTCATAGTAAGTGACATGATCGTCTTTATTTACAAACGACCACATCTCTGGGGGTATCAAGTGATCCATCTTTAGACCACTATACCGTTCTGCTTGGGACGCAAATGCTACCGAACCGTCTTGGTTGACGATGGCAAGACCGGCGTCATGAAAAAACTCTGAAAAACCTACATATCTCATGTAGTTATATATACATCAACCAACTAGGTATTCGTATACATTTTTCCAACCCTTCATTAGAGGGTACTTCTCAGATTTCATGTTGTAACCGTGTTCCATGACAATAGAGTCCAGACCGAACTGGTCTCCAGCGTCTGCGTTCTCAACCTTGTCTTCGACCCAAGTGTATCCGGTACCTTCGTATTCCTTCAGGACTTCATCCTTGTCTGCCCCAGTGTCAAGGTAAATGAACTTCTCAAACGCAGTCTCACCAAATAACTTTCTGATGTTCATGGTTCGTAACTTCTGTGCGTTCTCGTTCTTACTTAGACTTGTGATCAGGTGAAAGACATAACCATGTTCTTCGTGAAGTTTCCTCACATATTGGATCGCGTCTCGTAGGGGTGGGATAAAACCGACAGCCGCACTCTCGTTGAACTCTCGAACTAGTTTCTTAGACTCTGGTTTAGTAAGTCCCGCATAGATTTCGTGGATGCTGTAGGCATTCTTGTTAATAACCTCATATCCCTTCTCAGTCATCCAGACATCGAATGCGTATCCCCAGTTCAACAGGACACCGTCAGCATCGGTCAGTATGACTTTGTGGTATTGATCGAGCACTTTTACTCCTTACTTCTCGATTATGTTGCTATTATAACAACATGTGTAGGATTTGTCAAGTGCTAAATGTACTTAAATAGATCCATTTTGTGATGTTTCAACATCTCTACTTTGTTGCCACCACCTGTATAGTGGAGGAAGTTTTGGTCTCTCCACTTGTCGTAGGCACTCATAGCACCATCACCATAGTCTCCATGCCAGTCGCGATAGTGAGTAGGGGTATCATTCCATGTCTGATCAAGACCCAGAACCGAGAATCCATGTTTGACTAACTGGCCTGAGATCCAAGGTTGATCGTTGTTTAACCAGTACGGAGTATTGTGTTCAATACCATCCTGTACATAGTCATACCAAGGATCGAATACTTCCCTTGCTTTGTGACGAGCCTCTCTAGACCATATTAAGACACCAGTATTAAGTGTAGCGATACATGAAGGTCTCTGTGGAGGACTTGTGGGTACTACTGGTATATTGTTACGAGCATACTTCTCTTCGATCAGGATTCGTTGCTTATCGTCATAATCCCAAGTATTGTATCCACCTGACTGATCCGTGCGTATGTCCGATTCATAGACACCACAGACATCATAATCGCCAGCGAGGTCAAAGATATTCTCTTCAGTGTTACATATGATATCAGCGTCAACAAACAACACTTGATCAAAATTATCGTAGAGAGGATCATAAATCACACGTAGGCATTCAAAGAGCAACACCGAGTTACCCGATTTATCAGCGGTATAGACTTGTTTCTTAGAATAGTGATGGACAGCATCTATTTTTTCAGCATAGATTGAAAAAGATTCCGCAGATAGATCTGCTGTCTTTCTGTACAAATCACTCCTATTACCATCACGGCCATATTCAGGGACTTTACCACGAGCCTCGGTGTCCTCGTTGGTAACCATATATTGGAAAATTGCGTTTTTCACTCAGGCAAACCAGTGGTATATCGGGTTGCGCCTTCATGACGGGTAGCAGTCAGACATTGGTTCCGGTTATCATCACCAGCCCAACTGACATGTATCCAACCAGATGATGGATCACCTTCCTCGTAGAACTCAGAGATCAACTGATCAAACTCTAGGTTATCTCTGATCCACTGTGCGACCACAAGGTTATCAGACCCATCACACTCAAAGTCTACTGCTTGTCCCTTGGAGTGTTGAGATCTGGGTGACCCTCCGATTGCTTCGTTGAGTGCAGGAGAACGATATCCAGATGTGATACGAGTCACCCCGAACTCTTCCCGCACTGCCTGTACGACATTCTCGAACAGTGCCTTGGCACTCTCTAGATGATCACCTTCAGGGGTGTTATTGATACCCAGACGAGTCGCTGTCTGAGACTTGGTATATTCTTTTAACGAAAAGTTTTTACTTAGGTTCATTTGATCTTACCTCTCTCTACCATTTCCTTAGTCATTATATAGTCTCGCACGAAGTCTGACCTTACAATGTCGGGCCATCCGAACTCAACGGTGGTAAAGTTATTCATGACTTCCATGATGTTCATGAAGTGTAGTATGCCGTTCTTATCGGTTTCTTTACCTAGATCTGACTGATAGTAATCACCACTAAAGATGATACGACTGTTACGTCCCACTCGTGTAATTATAGAGTCCAACTCGTGGAAGGTCAGGTTCTGCATCTCGTCCACAATGACAATAGTATCATCCAAAGTGACACCCCGTATGAACGAGGTTGACATAAAGTTGATGACACCTTGTTTCTCTAGGTTTTCGTATGCACCGCTCTCATTGAACAGTTCAGTACAGACCGCACGATAGGGTGAGGTATAGGCATCAACCTTCTCTTCAATAGAGCCAGGCAGATAACCCATCTCTCTGGTGGGGACTACACTTCTTACGATAACAAGTTTGTCTTGGGAATAGGACTTATCAAGAACATCCTGTAGTGCGAGATACATTCCTATGAAGGTCTTACCTGTGCCAGCGGAACCACATAAAACGAGATGATCTTGTTCGTTCCATGCGTCATACGCAGTTTTTTGATTTGCCGTTATGGGATCGTATTTCAAAAGATGTTCAATACGAAGGCGTCTCATTTGACTCATTGTTTAATGTTACTTCCTCGACCAGAACCTTTTTCGATGTTACTCATCAGGTTTTTCCAGTCTCCCGATGTTTTATTGATTATATTACCTGTGTGGGTAACAAGGGCGGGTGCACCAATGCGTTGTTGCCAGTCAGGGCCCAACTCATCTAGACGTTTTTGTAGACGGGAGTAGGAACACATACATTCCTCCATCTCACCAGTTTCTTTGTTTACAATTGTGTAAAACGGCATATTTTCATTCTCCAAAGTGACGAGGGGGCGATGAACGCCCCCACGAGATAAATCACCTACCTTATCTATGCTAAGATTGTTTCTTCGTAATCGGCAATAGTTTGACTAAGGAACGCCTTTTTCATCGATAACTTGTGAGCAAGATTGTCTCTGCCTTTTTTCTTGAGACGGTGAATGTAATTATCAAGTTCACGGCTGTCGTTCTTTAATCGCTCTATTTGGTTTGTCGGCATAAATGCGCTCCTGTTATTATTGAAATAACATAACGAAGTTAAGATAATAGGGTGGGAAATGCCTCCTCAACTATCTTTTTAGTCAATCCTTTGACCGGAGGTTTCTTATCCTTCATTGCAAGAACGATCAGTGCGTCCTCTGCATGGATACTCTCCAATAATTGTATGAATTTGGTTTCTGTTTTAATTTTACCCAGTTCTGAATTTCTCGCACCTTCCACAAAATCACCGAACTGTCGGTGAAGTTTAAGTAGGGTGCTGGGAGTAGATTCAGGACGGTTGGGGGTATACGGTGGTTTGCCTTCAGGTAAAGCAAACTTTAGTCGCTCGTCAAAACAACCCCGAACAACGTCTTTGACGGCTGGAATGGAATCTCCCATCTCTTTGAGAAAGGTGATCTTGTCTTTCCGGTTGGTTAATTTTGTGAAATCTTCAAAGATCTCAAACACTTCTTTCTGCATAAGGTTCCTCTTATGATATTATATATACGCAGAAGGATCTCTAAACACCAAAATATTCGCGAAATTCTTGGACTTCTTGTTCCCATTCCACGACTTCAAACGTCCAATGTGCGACACCTTCTGCGTTTTCGCACTCTTCTGCTATCTCCAACTGCTTCTTTGCTTCATTCAGGATTGTCCCAAGACCTTCCAAACGTTCAGCAATTTCTTCGGTTGTCATCATTATATAGTCATTCCTTACGCTCCATCCATGCCTTAAAGACAGCACGAGCTTTGTTTTTTTCCAGACCGAACTCTTCGGTCAAATAACGAGGGGCACCAAACATATTCATCTGACCCGACTCACGCAGAGCGTCCAGAATACCGAAGAAGAACTCGTCCATGCTTATTTCTTTTGTCATTAGATTATCCCATTGATGTAAAGTATTGACAGGGGGGCTACTATCCATAACCCCGCGATTAACCATTCCAATCGACCCCACTCTCTCATGCGTACACCTTTATGTAAGTGTAGTGACTTCTGTGGAAGTAGTCGGTCATTATGTCATCTTTACAGAAGTACTTGGGGCCTTTCATGGCCTCGACCAACTCGTTGAAGAACCCTTCATACTTGCCGTAACGTTCAGTCCAATATTCGTTGACATCCAATCCCCATCGGGCGGCATCTTCCTTGATCTCTTTAGCACGACCAGCAGGGTTTTTCAAACCCGTAGTCCTGACATACTCTTCAACGATCTCAGTACCACCCTTGATCTTTACGACCAAACCGCTGTGGTGTTGAACACCGATAGTACCTTTGAACCCGTACTTTTTCAACACTGCTTTGATCGCAGGAGCAAGTTCTTTCTTCATTTCTTGACTAACGTAGGCCATTTCTCAGTTCCTTTCTCAGTTTCAATACAAGTATTATACACCCTGTATCAGAGATTGTCAAGGGCTTTTTTGAATTTTTTTCATTATTTCTTCAAAACCTTCAAACATTCTGTTGCCAAAGAACTTCATATTCAGATCCTCTTCCCATGAGGTGTGCGTATCAGTGTGCCATTTTCCCTCATGAGGGAAGATAGACAGAGTTTCTGAGAAGTATTGACCCCACTCCATCATACAGTCTACTATCATCTCCATCGTATCGTCCTCAAACGCATATATGGAGTCTAACTTCATCAGTCGAGGTAGATATCGTTTGACGGACAACCGTGATATCTCAGGGCCAAACAAAGACGGTGATGCAAATGTCAATGAGTTCAGAGACTTGGCAGACATTAGTGCTGGTAGGATATTCCGTTCAAAGGCACCCTTGTGGTGGTATGACAGAGGGTATCCTGTCCTTCTATTGCGATAATAAGGAATGAACTCCTCAACGTTCTCTAGGCACTGCTTGTGAGTTACCCTCATACCTTCAAATGGATTCTCTTCTCGTTTCCAGAACTTGTCACTACGGATAAACGCATAATCATCTTCAGTCACTTCCCACGGTTGGATATCATCTGTATCAGGTGGCAGTTGTGTTGCGTCTATGATATTGCGGATACTAGTAGATCCATTCAGATAGATCTCATACGCAGGATTGTGTTCAAAGTACTTCTCGTGAAACCTTCGCGAAGCCTCATCAAAGTATTCTATCCTATTTACAGGTAACCTGTCAAGGTCTTTTTCGTCCAAACCTTGAGTTCTGCCTTCCCACATAGTATCAGGAATGATCCATAAAGGAACTCCTAACTCAAGACACGCGAACATGGCTGCCAGTTGAACCACCCCGTTCTTAGGTATGATGATGGTGGTGACCTGACCCTTTGATACACCATTCTGTATCAGAAGATGTTTGAACTGATTAATGATTTCACAAAACTCATCTTTAGAACTTCCATCTATAAGAATGGCGTCATTTATAACATTACGATTGATCATCTTTTTTTATTTTACCGCAGATGTAATAAAGATATTCCGCAAATTCAGTATGCGCCTGTTCGTCGGGGTGACCGCCCGGATACCAGTCTCTAGGTTCTTGGAATTCTTTGAGTGTCATGTCATAGTCACCAAGACCAATCCGATTTTCTTGACGCAGGAGGTTCAGTGATTCTGATGTCCAATCGCGCCACTGGTGGACTTGTTTACTTGTCCTTTGACCTGCATTTTTGACCCTAGTGCTTATCTTCATATATTCCGATCTAATATGAGAATGGAATACACCTTGCATGATCGTAATGCCCATACCATCACATAAAGCTTGGAGTGCTACCATATTACTCAGTAGATGGGTATACCCAGTAGCAAAGGCAGATCTTATCGCAGTGATAGTTCTTGCTTGTCTGCCAAATGTATTGTGATAATTGTATATAGCATCATTACAATGTATTAGAGATAACTCCTTGCTCATAGATAATGTAACATCATTTTGTCTGCGTTCATGCCACTGGGTCATGGATATATGGGGGAAAACTTCTGCCGCATCAACATCACGATCCTTGATCTCAAGCATTGTTTCTTTTCTTAGTGGATCAGACCATAAAACCATTACATTAGTTACGTTACGAGTCTTAGAATGTTTTACCAGATAGTCTACGGTATCACGAAAAATCTTTTCATTACCGCTACCGCAGTTGGCAATGTTGTCATAGTCTAACCCCAGTTTACCTGCTAGTTGGTCAGCCCAAGTAAGATGCCAGTGAGTCATCGGTAACTCATAACACCCCTCCAATTCATCACCAAAAGTGAAACTACATCCGTTTACTAATAACACTTAAATGTCCCCTTAACTGCTCATGATTGATCTTTGTATCCTGAAAGAATGGTGTTATATCAAAACCATCGGGGATATCGATCTGTGTATCTCTTTCTCTATTTAGTATGTAACGACCTTCTAGAAATGAAATATCGTCATCAATATACCGAGGTTTATCCCACCACTCATGCTCTATCTGTAAAAAAGATCTTCGAGTATTAGGATGATTTCTTATACTAACCTCATAAAAGTCATCCGGTAACACACCAAGACTATTGGGAAATATCTCAGTATCACCTTTCACAAGGTTTACTAATAGTGGAATGGCGGTATCAATACTACCGTAATGTGACTGAAAACAAACATTATGTTTCTTTGCTAGTTCAACAAACTCCTCATCCAATACAAACCCAGACATATTGATATTCAGTCTGCTTCGGAAAGGCAAAGGGAATGAGTCGAGGAAGTCGTATAGTGTACTCTTGTTTGGTATCATAATATGAGTAGCACCAAATTCATATATCCCTTGCAACCCTCTTAGGTAGGATGTTGATTCTTCATGAGAATCATCGTGACCAATTGAAAAGGTTTTGTGCATATCACTACCGAAACCACGATGCATGGCCATAAGACTAGGTAGTAGTGAGGTGAGCATGGCAGAGGCGTGGTGTAGATTTCTAGAGTGAATCACTCGCGAATGTCGGGTGAATCCAAATATCTTTATATTTCTTTTGGCAATAGCCACTACCTCTTTATGAGAGAATGTGACTGGTTTGGATGGCCCAGTCGTTCCTGATGTGGAACTGACCAGAAAGGGATCATCCTCATACACGGGTGCTGCCTGAAAGAACTTATATTGAGTCGGAGACTCCGCATCAATACCAACTCCACCATACAGTCTCATCATCTCATCATGTAGACCATTATAGATGGTAGTAGTATCCTCGGCAGAACTGTAGATGTAGTAATCGGACGGGCCGTGGAGTGCAAGTTTAGTAAACGGTAACGACTCTTTAGTTGCAGGACTATCCAGTATGAATACTCTCAGTCCCATCTCAGCACATGCAAATATTGCACCCACATGATTGACATCAACTTTCATCATCGATATCGTAACAAGATCACCCTTCTTTGCGCCAGCATCAAACAATCGCCATTTCATCTGATTTATATGCGGGTCGATTTCGTTGTTATCAAACTCATCGCATATGAGGTTACGATCTAATATGCTTTGCATGAATTTTGCATCCTATAAACTCATTGTAGTATTCATCACTCAATAGAACATCGTATTGGAATTGTAGTTTTGCTTCGTAGTACGAACACTCACCTTTGGTACGACACAGTCTTAGAACCTCTCTACGGAACTCCTGACCCCCTTCTACGAGGGTTTTTACCTGTTCTGACGAACCATAGTAGTCACGCCAGTCCGATTGGACTCGTGTTCTTTTGCGTCTTTTTCTTGTTTTCGTAACAGGGAGTATCTTGGGTTTCCAGAAGAACTTTTTACCAATATACTTTTTACCAGTGTTTAACTCAGTCAAGCAGTAGACGAATCCTTGGTAGGGTTCCAAGAACTCGTCTTCTGGCTCAAACTCTTTACCTTCGTACATCCACATGAAGGTATATATGCTTAGTCTATAGTGACTCCACACATAGGACAGTATTGGGGTTCCTCCTCACTGTCCTTTACTATAACCTCCACTTCAGTCTCACAGAGATTACACTCTAGTACAAAGATTGGGAGTTCATCATCCTCTATCATGCGGCGTTTGCTTCTGGAGCATCGTCCTCCCAACCCCAATCACCTTCCATACCGTTAACGGAATACTCAGTGACTCGTTTCTCAAAAAAGTTATCATGGGACGCACCATTCAATACCCAGTCCAACCACGGTAGTGGATTGTCCTTGACACCGAACTTAGGCTTCATACCTAGTTGCAGTAGTCTACGATCTGCAATGTGACGGATGTATTGCTTGACATCTGCCTCGGACAGACCTTCGATATCTCCAGACTTATATGCCAATGTGATGAATCGGTCTTCTAACTTCACGGCGTTCCTAGCCATCTGGTAGATCTTAGACTTTAACTCATCGTTGACGATACGTGGATGTTCTTCACAGAACTCACGGAACAGTTTAGCGTTCCCCTGTACGTGCAGTGTCTCATCACGGATAGACCACTCTACAATCGTACCCATACCCTTCATCTTACCGAACCTCTGGAAGTTCAGCAACATCACAAAGGATGCGAACAGGGACATACCCTCATTGAATACAGACTGTGCAAGTACCAAGGCAAGACCGTTCAGAGAATGAATATCACCCTCTTTCATGAAGTCAATCTTGTCTGCCATCTCCTTATATTCCATAAATGCAGAGTGTTCTTCATCTGGTAAACCTAGAGTGTCATTCAACAATGCATAAGCACGTTGGTGTACACCTTCACGGTTTGCAAATGAGGACAACATGTTACGGACTTCGTTGTTTTTGAAACGAGGTATCAACAACTCATGATAGTTCTCACCGACCTGTACATCAGACTGGGTGAACAGCCTCAGTACTTGGGTGATAAACTCTTTCTCGTCTTCGTTTAGTTTTGTTCTCCAGTCTTGGATATCCTCAGACAGTTCTGCCTCATCCTCAACCCAGTGAACCTCTTCGTGTTTCTTTACAAGTTCAACCGCCCAAGGATATTGGAACGGTTTATACGTTTTACTAAATTCTAGTAGTGCCATCTATTTTTTTATCCTTCACAGGCAATGCATTCATCACCCTCTTGAGTTTCATGGTTCTCGTTCAAATGCGCCATCAAATCATCCCAACCACCAACATACTCACCTTCTAGGTAGATTTGTGGTACGGTCTTGACTTTACGACCTGTGACTTCGGCAGCAGACTTTCCGATTTCTTTTAGGTCAATATAGTCAAAGGGGATTCCTCTCAATGTCAACTCTTCTTTTGCCATAGCGCAGTATGGACAATCGTCTTTTCCGTATACTATAGTACGCATATCACCCGCAAGTGCAATACGTTCTACCTTCTCGGATACATTCTCTGCTCTTTGTTTTGCTTCTGTACGCAAGTAATACAGACCCTTGAGTCCGTCCTTCCATGCTCTCAGATGCACTTGGTTTACATAAGACTTCTCGGCTCCAGCAGGGAAAAATAGATTCACCGACTGACCTTGACAGATAAATGGTTGACGTTCTGCTGCGTGTGTAACCACCCAGTTTTGGTCAAGTTCATCTGCTGTCTTAAAGATTGCCTTCTCTCCTTCAGTAAAGAAGGGAAGGTGTTGTACCGAACCTTTCTTGGTAATGATTGATGTCCAAGTAGATTCGTTGTTTTCACCCTTCTCATTTAAGAGTTGAGTAAGGTATTTATTCTTTACGAGGAACGAACCAGCGCGTGTCCTATGTGTGTACGCATTTGCCTTCAAAGGTTCGATAGATGGACTCGTTGATAGGATTACACCACTTGAGGCATTTGGCGCAATCGCAAGAAGATGGGAGTTCCTTCGTCCATATCCCTCTCCATCTGGATACTCTCCTCCTTCCAAGGCAAGCAAGATGGTCTCGTCTTCTGCTTCGGATTTGATTCGTTCAAAGACTGTTCTGTTGATTTCTCTTGCTGCTTCGGATTCCCACGCAACACCGTGCTTTTGCAATAGGGAATGAAATCCCATGGCTCCAAGACCAATGCTTCGTTCACGTTCAGCAGAGTACTTGGCTCTGGTAATAGTGTTGGGTGCTTCATCGATGAAGAACTGCAAGACATTGTCAAGCATACGAACAAGGTCACGGATAATAGTAGTATCTTTCCATTCATCATAATATTCCAAGTTTAGGGAGGATAGACAGCACACTGCCGTTCTATCCTCGGAGGTTGGTAGGTGTATTTCGTTACATAGATTAGATCCGTGGATCTTCAGTCCACGATCTTTCAATGGTGTTGGTAGGTCTGCGTTTGCGGTATCAATAAAGTTCAGGTATGGTTCACCTGTACGGAATCGGATCTCAAGGATACGCTCCCATAGTTTACGTGCATTGATAGTTTCTTTTACCGAATCATCTTTTGGATCGCGTAATCCAAACTCGGTATTCGCATGAACCGCCTCCATGAACTCATCGGTGATATTGATTGCGTTATGTAGGTTCAATGCCTTGCGTTGTACATCACCCGTAGGGATACGCATATTCATAAACTCAACGATGTCAGGGTGGTGGATATCCATGTACGCAGCGTAGGAACCCTTACGAGTCTTACCCTGACGATACGCAATCATGTCTGCGTCTACTGTGTGTAGGAAGGGCATAGGGCCCGGCGCGATGTCTGATACCGTTCTTACATCAGACCAATGACCACCGACACCACCACCATACACAGACAACCATCTGAGTTCTGATGAGTGTCCGATTAGACCTTCGAGGGTGTCAGGTACATAGGTGAGGAAGCAAGAGATGGGCATCCCTTTGTCTGCTTTGGTACCATTGGGTGCATTAGAAAGAACCGGACTCGCGAACATGAACCACTTATTGGACACATAGTCATAGAGACGTTGTGCCAATTCATCATCCATCTCGTTTCGATACTTAGACCATGCTTCTGATGCCCGTTTGAAACCCTCTTGGGGACTCTTCTCATAATCACGCAAATAAAAGTCTTTTAACATTCCCACTGCGTATTCAGCGAGGAGACTATCTTTCTTCTTATCAATTTTTACGGGCATTCTTTCTTTTCCATGCGTATAGTTTTTTTAGGGGTAATAGTATATATCACCCCCATAATTTTGAGATCAGGTATTATACGCTATATGGGAAAGAAAGTCAATCTTTTATTTCAGTTTCTTCCTCTTGAGGTTTTCTCTCAATCGCACCCTCGTAGTAGGCTATGATTGCCTTCTGTTGCTCCATATATCGTCGGATCTCTCCGATGTTCAGAGCGAGGGTTTCGTATGATCTTACACTGAAGGCGTAGAATACCCACTCTTGACCATTGTCTTTTTTGTAGGTTTCTATAAATTCGTCCCAGTTCTCCTCGGTCACCACATAGATTTTGGGGTGGTTGAGACTTACTGGTTTAGGTGCGACCTGTAGAGGAATCTTGTTCTCAACAAACTTGGTCTGGATAACAACCTCTGGTTCAGGAGGTTGTCTGCTTAGGAGTGAGCAGCCGCTAATTACTGGTAGTAGAAGCAGCGCCGCTAATAGTCTCAATTTCATTCCACACCTTCTTGGTAGCATTATTGACTCTCGTTTCAATCATTCCCGGCTTCTTCAGACTAAGCAAGGTGAGGTCATGTCTTTGTAGTTTACCCCGCAGTTTGTCTGTGTAGACTTCTGCCTCCTGTAAACCTACTTGTAGTTCTTGGTTGCGTTCATTCATCTCTGTCGCAAATTCTTGCGCTTGTTCTAACGCCTTCTGATTCTCTTCTGCGACAATCTTTAACTTCACATTGTTTTCGCGTAGAATTTCGATACGATCTTTCATATCGTTGTACTCACGATACACACCAAACACTACTGTACTCAGTAGACCAAATATAGCAATGAACACATAGACCTTAATCATTATCTTCTTTCTTGTAGATAGTCCAACCACCATATGCGATAGCAGCATAGGCGGCAATAGAAGCGAAAGGTTTGAACACTAGGAAGATAACTCCCGCAGCGATAAGAACCACACCATCAAGTGAGGTTCGTTCTTTGAGTCTTGCTTTGATAAAGTCCATTAGAAGGTATACCTTATTTCAGTTTCTAGTTTTGATTTTGGCACCGAACCATCAGCATCCTTGGTTTCAAGTTTGCCTTTGAAAGTAAACTTATCTTTCTTAAACTTGTATCCACTCTCCCAACTGTACCCATCGGTCATAGGGCCCGCTTCAAGATATAAGTTATTGTCGGCCTTATACCCAAAACGAAGATGCTGCGTGTTTTTATCAAACTTCCAGTCTTTGTGTTGATGTTCATGCTTGTACTCTATGTACGGGTTTGCATGAGACATCATGGGTGCAAGTATAATCAATCCTAATAGTTTTTTCAAAGTGCCTTTGCTCCCACTTTTCTGTGTCCATTCCATGCAACAAACCCACCGATGCGTAGTGCCCAGTATGCCAGTTTGTTCAGGAAGTGAAATCCATTCTGCTCAATACCGATGTCACGGAACAGTGCATCCGCCTCTTTCTGTGTCATGGGGTCTGTTGTACTCTTCTTACCCTTCTTGAGTAGGACAGTGTACTTATAGACATAGTCATGAACCAGACCACCTACGAGTAGTACACCAGTCGGTGATAACCATGAAGCAAGGAACTTAGGAACAGAGGCACCGTCAAAGACGAACCCCTTGGGGATGACATACTTCTCACCGTCTAGAGAGAAGTTCCAGTCTTTGGCAATCTCCCATGTGCGTACACCCAGAAGCCACATCTTGATCGCACCCCAGAACCCTTTACCTGCCGTCTCGATTGTAATGGGTTTCATGTGAGGCATCTCATTAAACTCTAGACCAACCAGTGGTTCATCCTGATCAACACCGAATAGGTTGATGATCCATCCTATGATGATCAACACACCCGCGAGGGTGAACTGCCACCATGTCATCAATTGGTCTATAATGAATTCCATCTACTTACTCCAGTATTTCCTTGATTCTTCTTGTTTACTTATAAAACGTTTCAAGACATCTGGTCTATTGTCACGTTTCTTTTTCTTCTTGCCAAGATATACTGGTACGGTTTCACTATCGTCTCCTGCCCCAGCGACTGCACCTGTGGCAGTCATTTCTTCAGTGAATTGCTTGAATCCCTTCATCGCGTAATCTCTCCTGATGAGAAGTAAACCCACTGCTTAGAGTTTAGGTGCATTCCCTTGTATATATCGATACCTAAAACTTCATGAACTGGACTTGAGTCACTTTCAAAAACTCGTACCCTGTCATCTTTCTTCACTATGTCTTCACAGTCTATAGTGATGGTATCGTGTTTGAATCGATAGACGCCTGGCCCTAGTTGTTTGTCTTCCAACATAAACCATTGAGAGTCTTCTGCGAGTACATCAAGGATGTCTATGCCTGTCTCTTTGTGGATCTGCATGAGTTTAGAATTTGATAGTTGACCATTCTCTTTGATCAGTGCGAGTGCTGCACCATACCTAGCGACTACGGACTGTCCGCCAGGCACCTTTGCCATGAGTCGTTTGAGGTTGAATACCAGACGGTGGAATGGGGTATAATGGCTGCGATATGCATCACGGTCATCAGTACTATTCGTATTGAAGTCCTTGCGTTTCTTCCCGTCTTCATCTACAATACCGGCCTTGTATGCTTCAGTGTCCGTAAACGGAGTCACTAACAGTTTCAAGAACCGGATT